TGGAAATCCACGATGACAATGTGTTCTGTACCTGCCCCGGCTGTGGGTGTGAGGTAGAAATTAACCTAGCAGAATTATTCAGCGATGACGAGGGTGACCTGTATGGCACAACGGTTTACTGCCAGAAATGCAGCGGGTCAAGATTGGAGGGTCGCTATGAATAACCAAATACAGATTTTCAACAACAGTGAATTCGGCTCATTAAGTGTGTTAATGATTAATGACAAGGCCTATTTCCCAGCAACGGAATGCGCCACCATTTTGGGGTATGCCAAACCACATAATGCAATAGCGATGCATTGTAGGTACTCCCTAAAACAGGGAGTACCCCATCCGCAAAATCCAAATAAAACAATTGAAAAAACCTTCATCCCCGAGGGCGACCTTTACCGTCTCATTATCCGCTCTAACCTTCCCGGCGCCATCCGTTTTGAACACTGGGTGTTTGACGAGGTTCTCCCCTCTATCCGCAAGCATGGCGCATATATGACGGAAGCGACCATTGATAAGATAGTTGCCGATCCTGATTTCGGTATTCGCCTTTTAACACAGCTAAAAGAGGAACAGGCGAAAAACGCTAAGCTTGCCGCCCAAAATGAGGAGTTAGCAGTAAGGCTCAATGAATCCGAGAAATTCTGGACAATTATGAAATTCAACCAGCACTTCAATATGGGATGGGACATGAAGACTTGCCAGCGCAACGGTCGGGCAGCATCAGCTTACTCACGCCAGCACGGTTATGAAATTCAAAAGTGCCATACGAATGATGACCGTTTTGAGTTCACCAACAGTTATGCTTATGAGGTGTTGGAAACCCTGTTCCTTCCCAAGAAGTGTGAGGTGACACTATGAGCCCCGACAAATTCAATGCAGAAGGCTACCCTGACCCCACCGCCTATGAAGCCTTGACGACTGTAGAGCAAGAGGAAAAAACCACTAAAGCCTTCCGGCCCCTTGTATATATCTGTTCCCCCTACTCCGGGGATATCGGAAACAACATCAAGTCTGCCAAGCGATATAGCCGGTTTGCGGTTGATATGGGATATATCCCTATCACACCGCACCTGCTGTATCCTCAATTTTTAGATGACGATAACCCGGCCGAACGCAGCCTGGGGTTATTCTTTGGTAATGTACTCATGTCAAAATGCGCGGAAGTCTGGGTGTTTGGCAGCTATATCTCCCCTGGCATGAACGCTGAGATTGAGAGAGCCAAGCGAAAGAAATACACAATCAGATATTTTTCTGATGACTGCAGGGAGGTCTCAGGATGAAGATTTCATATGGCAACAGCCGTTTGGATAAAAAGTGGAAGAACAGCGACATCTCCTGGGATGATTTTTGCACCCGGGTCAGCTCCACCGTCCGTACCACCGAAACCGTGGAGGAATACCGCAAGCTAAAAAAAGGCCAGCAGGATGCTATCAAGGATGTCGGCGGTTATGTAGCCGGCCACCTCAAGGCAGGCCGCCGTAAAAAAGGTTTTGTCCTCTGCCGCTCGATGGTTGTTCTGGACATGGACTATGGCACTCCGGGGGTTTGGGATGAAGTCATTATGAAGTGCGGCTTTAAGTGCTGCGCCTACTCCACCCACAAGCACACCCCGGAAAAGCCCCGCATCCGTCTTGCTATCCCGCTTTCCAGAGATATAAGCGAGGCGGAATACCCCGCGGTAGCCCGGATGGTAGCAAAAGAGATCGGAATTGACCTGTTCGATGACACCACATATGAAGCCCACCGGCTTATGTACTGGCCGTCCACCTCGATGAACGGCGAATTCTGGTTTCAGATAAAAGATGGCAGCGACCTTGACCCGGATATGTACCTTGCCCGTTATGTCGATTGGCAGGATGAGTCCACCTGGCCGCGCTCCAGCCGCCAATCCGAAGTGGTGCGAAGCAGTGCGGCCAAGGCCGGCGATCCACTTGCCAAGCCGGGCATCATCGGCGCCTTTAACCGCGCCTATACAGTGGAAGAGGCAATCGATACCTTCCTCTCTGATGTATATGAACCATCCGCCATGAACGGCAGATACGACTATATCCCGGCTGACAGCAGTGCTGGCGTGGTGATCTATGACGGCGTGTTTGCCTACAGCCATCATGCTACCGACCCCGTCTGCGGAAAACTGTTAAATGCCTTTGACCTGGTCCGGCTCCATAAATTTCGCAGCCTTGACGACAAGGAGCCTGAAGATACTCCGGTCAATAAGCTGCCATCCTTTAAGGCCATGACAGAGCTTGCGGTAAATGATGAGCGTGTGAAGTTGCTTTTAGCGGAAGAACGCCGGGTACAGGCATCGACCGAATTTGCCGTGGAAGATACGGACTGGCAAAAGCTGCTGGAGCTTGAGAAGAACGGCACGGTGAAAAACACCCTCCGCAATCTCACCTTGATTCTGGAAAACGATCCGGCGCTAAAAGAGATCGTGTTCAACCAGCTTTCCGACAGCCTGGAGATTAAGGGTGAAGTGCCATGGCAGCATCCATCAAGATTCTGGCGGGATGCAGATGATGCCCAGCTGATTAGTTATGTCGACAGCCATTATGGAGCCTTCTCGGCGCGAAACTATGAGATTGCAGTTACGAAGGTGGCTGATGACCGATCATATCACCCGATCCGCGAATACCTGGACAGCTTGCCTGAATGGGATCGTGTGCCTCGTGTGGAAACGGCACTCATCGACTATTTCGGAACCGATGACAACAAGTACGTCCGGGCCGTAACCCGGAAAGTGCTGTGTGCCGCCATCAAGCGCATCTACGAGCCGGGCATCAAGTTTGACTATATCCTCGTACTGAACGGCCCGCAGGGAATCGGAAAATCCACCTTTATCTCCAAGCTGGGCGGTGAATGGTACTCTGACAGCCTTAACCTCTCCGATATGAATGACAAGACCGCCGCAGAAAAGCTACAAGGTTATTGGATTCTGGAAATCGGAGAGCTCGCCGGTATGAAAAAGGCCGACATTGATAAAGTGAAGGCTTTCATCTCCCGTCAGGACGATAAATACCGCGCTTCCTTCGGTCGGAGGGTCACTCCGCATCCGAGGCAGTGCATCTTCTTCGGCACAACCAATTCCGAAAACGGATTCCTGCGTGACATCACCGGAAATAGACGCTTCTGGACCATAAAGGCACCCGGCACTGGCAAGCTGAAACCTTGGAATATTTCCAAGGATGACGTCGGGCAGATCTGGGCTGAGACAATGTACTACGTCAAGCAGGGAGAAAAACTCTACCTACCTCCGGAACTAGAAAGCTATGCCAAGGATGAGCAGTCTGCAGCTATGGAACAGGATGACCGCGAAGGCCTTGTGACAAGGTACCTCGATATACTCCTTCCGGAGACATGGGATTCTATGGACGTGTATGCAAGACGCGAGTATATCAGTGACCCGGACGGCCCTATGCAGCCGAAAGGCAGCGTCAGACGTGAGTCTGTTTCCAACATCGAGATCTGGTGCGAATGCCTCGGCAAGGCTAAAGAAGATATTAAGCCAGCTGACAGTTATTCCATCAGTGCGATTATGGCACGCATCAGAGGTTGGGAAAAATCCGATAAGCTAGAGCGGCAGCCCATATACGGCAAGCAGCGAGTGTATATCCGCAAATGATGGAACAACCTTCTGGAACAAGTGAACAGGCTGATTCAGACTTGTTCCCTTGTTCCACCCGTTAACCCCTTTTTTGAGGGTCAAAACAAGTGAAAATGGAACAACGGAACAACATTTTCTATATAGTACAAAAAATTATCAAATTTATATACAAATACGATGCGCCTACGCGCGATATGCGCGCGTAAAGAAATCTTGTGGCAGTTGTTCCAAGAATGGAGTGAATGAAATGCAGTTTTACACATGGATGATCAAGAACTACCTGAATGAAAGCTCACCGAAAGGCGACCTGGCCAATGATATGAAAGGCGATGACAGCTTTCCACGCAATACATATCCCGGAAAATATAACGGCTGGCATAACCTGATACGCGGCTATCTGGAAAGGAATAACGCTTGCACGGACTGTCTCGAAACCTTTGAGGAATGCTGGGAGGAATACGTCAATGAAAGAAAACCATATAGAACAAAAGCTGGTGAAAGCAGTGAAAAACATGGGAGGCATCGCGCCGAAATTCGTAAGTTCAAGTTATGACGGCCTGCCTGACCGCCTGGTGCTTCTTCCAGGCGGCAGGCTTGCCTTCGTTGAACTCAAAGCGCCGGGAAAAAGGCTTCGCCCCCTGCAGGAAAAGCGAAAAAGACAACTGGAAGCGTTAGGGTTTTGGGTTTACTGCATTGACAGCCCTGAGCAGATTGGAGAGATACTTGATGAAATACAGTCCTCATGACTATCAAACCTATGCGACCAATTTCATACTGGAGCATCCTATCTCGGCGATATTTCTGGATATGGGTCTTGGCAAAAGTGTTATCACCCTTACCGCTATCTTTGACCTCGCGCTTGACAGCTTCCTTATCCGCAAAGTGCTGGTTATCGCCCCGCTGCGGGTTGCCAGAGACACATGGCCCGCCGAGATTGAAAAGTGGGATCACCTGAATGGCCTGACTTACTCGGCCGCCATCGGCACTGAGCAGGAACGCAAATTAGCGCTTATGCAAAACGTCGATGTGTACCTCATCAACCGTGAAAACGTCGACTGGCTTGTAACCAAAAGCGGCCTACCATTTGACTACGATATGGTGGTGGTTGATGAGCTTTCCTCCTTTAAGGCATACGGTTCAAAACGGTTCAAGGCACTGCGCCGTGTCCGTCCGAAGGTAAAACGCATCGTGGGACTGACAGGTACTCCCTCCGGCAACGGCCTGATGGATTTATGGGCAGAAATAGGAGTTCTCGATATGGGTCAGCGGCTTGGCCGCTTCATCACCCATTACCGCAACAGCTTCTTTGCCCCGGACAAGCGCAATCAGCAGATTGTTTTTAGTTATAAACCTCTGCCCGGTGCGGAGGATGAGATATACCGCCGTATTTCCGATATCGCCATCAGCATGAAAAATACGGACTATCTCAAGATGCCGGAATGTGTGGTAAATGAGATTCCCGTGCGGCTGTCGGACAAAGAGAAAAAAGTCTACGATACCATGAAGCGAGATCTGATTCTTTCACTGGAAGGTCAAGAGATTGATGCCGGAAGCGCCGCCAGCCTGTCGAACAAGCTGCTGCAGATGGCTAATGGTGCTGTTTATACCGACGATGGCTCAGTAGTCAGTATTCATGACCGCAAGTTGGATGCTCTCGAAGATCTAATCGAAGCTGCCAATGGCAAACCGGTTCTCATCGCCTACTGGTACAAGCATGATCTGGAGCGGATACTCCAGCGCTTCCCCGCCGAGAAGCTGGACAGCCGCGATTCCATCAAGCGGTGGAATGATGGAGAAATACAACTGGCAGTGATTCATCCGGCATCCGCCGGTCACGGGCTTAACCTACAGGCGGGCGGTTCCACCCTGATATGGTTTGGGCTGACGTGGTCGTTGGAACTCTACCAGCAGACCAACGCCCGGCTCTGGCGTCAAGGGCAAAAAGACACCGTGGTCATCCACCATATCATTACCAAGGGAACGATTGACGAGCAAGTAATGAAAGCATTACGGCTCAAAGACAAAACCCAGACCGCTTTGATAGATGCAGTAAAAGCAAACCTTAAGGAGGTGGCAACATGATTGCGCTGAAATATATTAATAAGAACGCCGCTACCGTAGCCGCCATCCGCGACTACAATAATATGCGGTTTATCATCAACAACACTCCAGAGGAAATCAAAAATTTGTATGAAAAAATGAGTGTGCCTAGAACCCCTAGGCTATCCAGGATGCCGTCTGCTAGGAATCCCCAGGCCGGAGCCGACAAACTGGCAGCGCAGATTGACAAGCTGGACATCCTGCGGGAACGCTATAGCCAGGCAATAGAGTATATGGCATGGTTCGAGCCTGCCTGGTCCAGCCTGACCGATACCGAGCAGCATATTTTATCTGAATACTACATGGGCGACAATCAGAAGTCCGGCGCAACCTACCGCCTGATGAATGAACTTAATTACAGCGAAAGTCACGTGGAAAGATTACGGAGCTATGCATTGAACCACCTGCGCAGTATGCTGTTCGGATAAAGATGAGGGAATTATAAGGGAGTGTTTGCCTGAGGACCAAGTATAATATTAATATCGAAAGCTGTATCAAGAGCCTTCACGGAGTTACAACCGCGGGGGCTTTTTGTATGCCAATAACGAGGTGAACCAATGCCATACAAGCCCAAGCGGCCGTGTTCCCACCCTGGCTGTCCCAAGCTGACAGCCAGCAGGTTCTGCGAGGAGCACACCAAGGAAGAAGCAAAACGATACGAACGCTATCAGCGGGACCCAGCCGTTAAGAAACGTTACGGCAGGACTTGGAAGCGTATTCGGGATAGATATATCACGGCGCACCCACTTTGCGAGCAATGTCAAAAGGATGGACGGATCACGCCTGCCGAGGAAGTACACCATATCAAGCCGCTATCCCAAGGAGGCACCAACGATGTGGACAATCTCATGGCTCTGTGTACATCCTGCCATTCGGAGATCACTGCCCGCGAAGGCGGTCGTTGGGGGAAATGAATTTAATGTCTCACCCCCCGGGGGGTATCGAATCTCTACAACCCCTGCCCCAGAGAACGGGCGGCTCCCTTCGCGCGCAAATATTACGGTTCAAACGGGGGATTAAACCCCGCCACAGCAAGGAGGTGAGGGCTTGTGGCAAAAGACGGAACCAACAGGGGCGGACGTCGGGTCCGCGCCGGTGACAAGCCGCAGCCCCTGGCTGACAAAATCACGGCCGGAAAGGCCGTTAAAGTTTTAGAAGTCCGGGAACTGCACCCCGAGTCGATGCTGAAAGCGGACGATCTTGATGATGCGGCGGATTTATACGGAGAAGATATGCCCGCGCCCAGCGATTACCTAAGCACCAGACAAAAAGACGGTAAGCCGCTGGGCGCTGACGCTCTATATATAGAAACCTGGAAATGGCTCAAGGAGCGCGGGTGTGAGAAGTTCGTCAACCCGCGTTTGATTGAAGCCTATGCTCAGGCGTTCACGCGCTACATCCAGTGTGAGGAAGCCATCAGCACCTACGGTTTTTTAGGCAAGCATCCCACCACGGGTGGGGCGATAACCAGCCCGTTTGTGCAGATGAGCCAATCGTTTCAGAAACAGGCCAATCTCATCTGGTATGAGATTTTTGACATTGTTAAGCAGAATTGCACCACTGCCTTCGTCGGCAATCCGCAGGACGACATTATGGAAGCCCTGCTGTCGGGCAGGAAAGGACGATAAGAATGAACACAACCGAGCGTTTTGAAAAAGTTAATATCGACCGGCTGGTGCCATACGCCAGAAATGCCCGCACCCACAGCAAGGAGCAGATACTTCAGCTTCGGGCATCACTCAGGGAGTTCGGATTCGTCAACCCGGTCATCGTGGATAAAGACCTCAATGTGATAGCCGGGCATGGGCGCATTTTGGCTGCCAAGGAGGAAGGCATTACCCAGGTACCCTGCGTTTTTGCGGAGCACCTGACCGAAGCTCAGAAGCGGGCATATATCCTGGCCGACAACCGTTTGGCCTTGAACGCTGGCTGGGACGCAGAGATGCTGTCAGTAGAGATTGCCGATTTACAGGCCGCCGACTTTGACGTATCCCTTCTCGGGTTCGACGATGCGGAACTGAACCAACTGTTGGGCGGTGCCGAGGACGTAAAAGACGACGACTTCGATGTTGAAGGTGAGCTCGCCAAACCCGCCATCACCCAGCCGGGTGATCTGTGGCTTTTGGGGCAACACCGCGTTGTCTGTGGCGACAGTACCAAAGCGGAGGACTTTTCCCTGCTTATGGACGGTAAACTTGCCAACCTCGTGGTGACTGACCCCCCTTATAATGTCAACTATGAAGGCACGGCAGGCAAAATTAAAAACGACAACATGGCGGATCAAAAGTTCTACCAGTTCCTGCTGGACGCTTTTACCCTGACAGAAAAGGCCATGGCTAAGGACGCAAGTATTTATGTGTTCCATGCCGATACCGAGGGGTTTAATTTCCGTAAAGCGTTTAAAGATGCGGGATTCTATCTGTCAGGAACGTGTATTTGGAAGAAACAGTCGCTGGTCTTGGGGCGTTCACCTTACCAGTGGCAGCATGAGCCGATCCTCTTTGGATGGAAGAAAGCGGGTAAGCACACCTGGTACTCCGATCGCAAGCAGTCAACCATCTGGGAGTTTGACAAACCCAGGAAAAATACTGATCATCCGACCATGAAGCCTGTTCCGCTGGTAGCCTACCCTATCCTCAACTCCAGCATGACGGGCTGTATTGTTCTAGACCCCTTCGGTGGTTCGGGCAGTTCCCTGATCGCCTGTGAGCAGACCGGCCGGATTTGCCACACCTTGGAATTGGACGAGAAGTTCTGCGATGTTATCGTGAATAGGTATGTCGAGTTTAAGGGTTCAGATGCTGATGTTTTCCTTTTACGAGGTGGTCAAAACATACCCTTTGAAAACGCGCAAAAGCTGATGTAAAGACTTGCTATTGCACAGCTTAAGAGTGATGTATATGACTACCAAAAAGAAAGGTGGTCGATCCCATGGAATTTAAGTTTAACGTTACCGGCACCCAGCGCAAAAAGCTTGTAATGGCGATCAGTGAAATCTTGAATACCGCGCCAGAATACCAAGGCCCACCGACCTTCGCCTACGAGGTCGGCGGATACCGTATCGACAGGGCGGGAACGCTCACAGGAGCGGACAGCTGGGAATTGATCGCAGACCTTTCGGGCTTGCACAGCTTTATTCCTACAGAGGGAGCCTACGACACCGCACTGCCCGAAACCGAAGCAGTTGACGAGAACGCATCCATCCCTTGGGAAGCGGAACTTGGCGGCAGGGTAAGTCCCTACTTTGACTACGAAGAACCGCCCGCCTACGGAACTCCCGATGAAGCGGGCGATACGCTGATCATCGAAATGCCGATGGACGGATTCACAGAGGATGCCCTCTCCAACCTTGAGAAGTTAGTGGCAAGTAAGGCTACCCTCATCAAAAGAGCCATTGGAGTGGATGCCCTGCCGATAGAGCAGACGGAAACCACACTGAAATTCCCCTGGTTCTCTGGCAGCTTAACAGCAGAAGAAGTCAACGCCTATGCCCGTTTCATTGGAGCACTTTGCGCAATGGCCAAGAAACAGCAGCGGGTAACAGCCACCCAAAAGGCTTACGACAATGAGAAGTACGCCTTTCGCTGCTTCCTGCTGCGCCTGGGCTTTATCGGGCCGGAATACAAAGAGGAACGAAAAATCCTGCTCTCCAGGCTAACCGGCAGCACCGCTTTCAAAAAAGGCCATAGCAATTCGGAGGAGGTTACTGACGCATGAAACAGGTTAATCCTGAAATGTTAAAGACACTCAGGTCATATTATCCTCCAGGTACACGGGTGGAACTGGTACGCATGAATGATCCGTACACCAGACTAAAGCCCGGCGACCGGGGCACCGTATCGTTTATTGACGATACCGGCACCGTCTTTGTTGACTGGGACTCAGGCAGCCGTCTGGGGGTAGTTTTTGGCGAGGATGAGATAAGAAAACTCGATTGAATAACCAGAGGTAACCACCCCGACAAAAGCTAATATTTATGCGGGTTTCAGCCATCTATTTTGCTGAAATCCCTTGCTATATAACCCTTTCAGAGTGATATATGTACTACCGAAAAACACACCTGAAAGGAGCTTAGATAGCATGCTTAACGCCAGATTCGGAATTGAAATTGAGTTTACCGGAATTACCAGAAGCCAAGCCGCCGAGGTTGCGGCGCAGTTTTTAAACGGAAGGGTTGAAAACTGCAGGGACAGCTACGATACCAAGAAGGTACACACCCCGGATGGACGAGCCTGGAAGTTTTTGAGCGACGCCAGCATCCGCCGGGAAGTAAAGGTTAACGGCAGAAAAATAAGCGCCGAACGAGAATACAGCGTTGAACTGGTAAGCCCGATTCTTACCTACCACGAGGATATAGCAACCCTGCAGGAATTAGTAAGAAAGCTACGTAAAGCCGGAGCTTTTACCAATCCCTCTTGCGGGATACACATTCACCTGAACGGGGCCGACCATACCCCCAGGAGCATCAGGAACTTCATCAACATCATCGCCAGCAAGAACGACCTTTTTTACAAGGCCCTGCAGATAGAGCCTGAGCGGATGAGGTTTTGCAAAAAGATGGATGCCGCCCTGGTGGAAAAGATAAACACCAGAAGGCCAAAAACCATGCGGGGGCTTGAGGAACTTTGGTACGAAGGCTACTGCGAAATCCGCAGCCGCCATTACCATGAAAGCCGCTACCACTTTTTGAACCTGCACAGCTTTTGGCATGGCAACCACACAGTGGAGTTGCGGGGATTCAACAGCGAACTGCATGCGGGCAAAATTAGAAGCTACATAGTTTTAGCCCTGGCCATAAACCACCAGGCCTTGACCCAAAAGAGCGCCAGCGCCAGAAAGCCCCAGGTTGAAAACGAAAAGTTCGCCATGCGGACCTACTTAAACCGCATCGGCTTCATCGGCGAGGAGTTCAAAAACTGCCGCGAGCACCTTTGCAAACACCTGGAAGGATCGGCAGCATGGAGGTTTCAGGCGGCTTAAGCCGCCGCCGAAACTTACGATTTAGGAGGCTAACGTCAATGAATAAGAATAACAAACTTTACATCGCCTACGGTTCCAACCTGAATCTTGCGCAGATGGCTGATAGGTGCCCAACCGCCAGAGTTATTGGCTCCAGCGAGATGAAAGATTGGCGGCTACTGTTCAGGGGATCGCGGACAGGTGCAGTAGCAACGGTGGAGCATAAAAAGGGCTGCAGCGTCCCGGTTCTGGTCTGGGAGATAACGCCTGCCGACGAAGCGGCGCTCGACCGCTATGAGGGCTGGCCCTTCCACTACCGCAAGGCAACGGTCAAGGTGAAGATAAACGGCAAGACTGTCAAGGCAATGGTATATATAATGAACGATGGCAGGCCGTTGGGCCAGCCCAGCTGCTACTACTATTCGGTCATCTTAGAAGGCTATAAGGCTGCGGGCTTTAATTTAGATATCCTGCGCCGGGCGGCCATCGAATCTGTAGAAATGGAGAAAGCCAAATGAACGAGACTATACGATTGCAGATTTTAGCTATAAGGGAAAGCGGCATCACGAATATGTTTGATCTCCCCCGCGTCCAGCAGGAAGCATACACCCAAGGCTTTCATGAGTTGGTTATCTACCTTAATGACCACAAGCCCGAGTACGCCCGCTTTATTCTGACGGGCGAAGCGAATGAGAGCGAATAACTGACAACCAATAAATAAACATGAACAGAGAGCTTCTTAGGAGGCTCTTTTCTTTTGTCCGCTTTGAGAAAGGAGGCGGCAATCATACGCAAACTTAAGAAGTACAAGCCGACCGCCTTTATGGCAGCGGATTCAAAATACAGCAAGGATGCCGCCGATTATGCGGTTGCCTTTATCGAAGCCTTGTGCCACACCAAAGGCTCCTGGGCAGGGCAGTCCTTTGAACTGATCGACTGGCAGGAACAGATTATCCGTGATGTGTTCGGCATCCTAAAGCCCAACGGTTACCGCCAGTTTAACACCGCATATGTGGAAATACCTAAAAAGATGGGCAAGTCGGAACTGGCGGCGGCCATCGCTTTGCTCTTAACCTGCGGAGACAATGAAGAACGCGCCGAGGTTTATGGCTGCGCCGCCGATCGCCAGCAGGCGTCCATCGTGTTCGAGGTCGCCGCCGATATGGTGCGGATGTGTCCCGCGCTGAATAAACGTGTTAAGCTACTGGCTTCCACCAAGCGGCTTATCTACTTGCCGACCAACAGCTTTTACCAGGTTCTGTCGGCTGAAGCCTATTCAAAGCACGGTTTCAACATCCACGGCGTGGTGTTCGATGAGCTGCATACCCAGCCGAACCGGAAACTATTTGACGTAATGACTAAAGGCTCCGGTGACGCCAGGATGCAGCCGCTCTACTTTTTGATAACCACTGCGGGCGATAACGTTAACAGTATTTGCTATGAAGTGCACCAAAAAGCCAAAGACCTGCTTACCGGCCGGAAGCACGACGCGACGTTTTATCCTGTTATCTATGGAGCCGAGGAAGATGACGACTGGACTGACCCTAAAGTGTGGAAAAAAGTCAATCCATCGTTAGGTATAACCGTGGGCATCGACAAGATTAAAGCCGCATGCGAAAGTGCTAAACAGAACCCCGCTGAGGAGAACAGCTTCCGGCAGCTCAGGCTCAATCAATGGGTTAAACAGGCGGTACGCTGGATGCCCATGGAGAAATGGGACAAATGCGCTTTCAAGGTTGACCCGGAAAGTCTTAAGGGCCGTATCTGCTATGGCGGGTTGGACTTGTCAAGCACTACTGATATTACAGCTTTTGTACTGGTATTTCCCCCGCTTGATGAGGACGATAAGTATCACGTTCTCCCCTTCTTCTGGATGCCGGAAGAAAACCTCGACCTGCGGGTCCGGCGCGATCATGTCAACTATGACCTGTGGAAAAAGCAAGGTTTTCTTAAAACCACCGAGGGCAATGTGGTGCATTACGGATTCATTGAAAGCTTTATTGAGGAACTCGGTACCCACTACAACATCAGAGAAATTGCCTTTGACCGCTGGGGAGCGGTGCAGATGACACAGAACCTGGAAGGCCTCGGCTTTACGGTGGTACCTTTTGGCCAAGGTTTCAAGGATATGTCCCCTCCTACTAAGGAACTGATGAAATTAACCCTGGAAGAAAAGATCGCCCATGGCGGTCAGCCAGTTCTGCGCTGGATGATGGATAATATTTTTATCCGTACCGACCCGGCAGGAAATATTAAACCGGATAAAGAAAAGTCTACTGAGAGGATTGACGGTGCAGTAGCTTTAATCATGGCGCTTGACAGAGCCCTACGCAATGGGGGATATAATGGGAGTGTGTACGATGTAAGAGGGATATTGATATTGTAATAAACTGGTGAGCATGGTATTATTGTGGTGATTGGAGGTCCTTGGAATAGGAGAGGTTATTGATTTCTAATATATTAAAACTATTGCTTGATGAGACCAAAATTATAAATGATTGCAAAATTCTAATGAAACGAAATATAAAATGTATAACTTATCCTATAGACATTAACAAAGATAATTGGCATAAATACTCAAAAGAAATACAAACACAGATTCATGATTTTAAGGGTAACATCTATTTTATACTAGTACCTACTTTTCAATCAGACGCTAATATAAAATGGGATTATGAGATTAAATATATTGGAAAATCGGAGAAGATTACAAAAAGATTAAAAGAACATTTGGTTAATAAGAGTAAAAAAACGAATTCATGTATAGAAGAAGTGAAAAATTATATTTTTGAACTAAATGGTGAAAAAAGCATCTATATAAGTAGTATTACCATTGAACCTGAATATGCCAATAGTTACATTGAAACATTATTACAACAAAAATTACTTAAGGAAAACTCTTGGTGCAGAAGAAAAAAATAATATAAATACATCTATATGAAATATGAGGTGGTAATATGGCTACCGGGAAAGTAAAGTTTTATTCGAAAGAAAAAGGATTTGGATTCATAATGACGAGTAATAATGAAGATTATTTTTTTCATGCAACTGATATTAAGGATTACGATAATATTTTTTTTAATGCAGGGGATGAAGTTTCTTTTGAACCATCATTCAATAATAAAGGTCTAAAAGCTATAAACATAAAGCTCGTGAAAAGATGCGAAAGCCAAGAAAATTCAAAGACTATTACTGTAATTCACAAAAGCGGTAAGAAGTGGATTCCGAATCCTTATGCAGGTGAGCGGAAAGATGGGTATCCGACTGTTAGAAGTTATTCAAGTGGCCATTGGGGATATGAGAAGTAAAATTATAACAGAATATAGATAAATAGGATTGGCTTTTTGTTATAAGGTTATTTGTTCAAAATCATAATAAAGGATTAAGAGAGTACTTCTGTTCAGGAGTGCTTTTTTTATGCCCTTTTTAGGAGGATGAGATAATGAATTTTCCATTCCTGACGAGATTTTTTCAAACAAGGGCTAGTCCCAAAAATACTTTTTGGGCAAGTCCCTATAGCTTTTTCTTCGGCAGTACCGCCAGCGGCAAAACCGTCAATGAAAGAACGGCCATGCAGACCACTGCCGTGTATGCCTGTGTCAGAATCCTGGCCGAGACCATAGCCAGCTTGCCATTGAACGTTTACCGATCTACGGACAATGGCAAGGAGAAAGCCATAGACCACCCGCTATATTATCTGCTCCATGATGAGCCTAATCCGGAGATGACTTCGTTTGTGTTTAGAGAGACACTAATGAGTCATCTTCTATTATGGGGCAATGCCTATGCCCAGATTATCAGAGACGGCAGGGGCCGAGTCCTGGCTCTGTACCCCCTTCTGCCCGACCGGATGACAGTGGACAGGAAACCTGATGGACAGCTCTATTACGAGTACCGGAAGGACGCCGGATATGTAATTCTACGGCCGGAAGATATACTGCACATTCCCGGTCTTGGTTTTGACGGACTGGTAGGCTACTCCCCCATTGCTATGGCCAAGAACAGCATCGGTATGGCGATTGCCACCGAGGAATATGGGGCTAAGTTCTTTGCCAATGGAGCTAATCCCGGCGGAGTTTTGGAGCATCCCGGTGTTGTTAAGGACCCGGCACGAATCAGGGAAAGCTGGAACGCTGTATATCAAGGTAGCGGCAACGCTCACCGGGTAGCGGTTCTGGAGGAAGGCATGAAGTTTCAGCCTATAGGCATACCGCCGGAACAGGCACAGTTTCTTGAAACCAGGAAGTTTCAGACCGAGGAGATTTGCCGTATCTTTCGGGTGCCCCCCCATTTGGTGGCCAATTTAGATAAAGCCACTTTCAGCAATATCGAACATCAGTCCATCAGCTTCGTGGTGCACACGATTCGCCCCTGGCTGGTAAGGCTCGAACAAGGGCTGAATAAGGGCTTGCTCAGCCAATCCGAAAAGGGCCAATATTTTGTAGGCTTTGTGGTAGACGGGCTTTTGCGCGGCGACTACTCGTCAAGGATGCAGGGCTACGCGGTAGGTATTCAAAACGGTTTCTTAAGCCCCAACGATGTAAGGACTTTAGAAAATATGAATACCATCGAGCATGGCGATATCTATGCCATGAACGGCAATATGCTGAAGCTTGAGGATGTCGGGGCCTATGCCAACCTGACAGGAAAGGAGGTTACCTAGTGAGCAGGAACTTTTGGAATTGGATTAAAAACGAGCAATGCCGAACCCTCTTTTTAGATGGGTATATAGCTGAGAACAGCTGGTTCGATGACGACATCACCCCCAAACAATTTAAAAGCGAACTTTATTCCGAGGAAGGGGATGTCGTGGTAATGCTTAACTCTCCAGGCGGAGATGTATTTGCTGCCAGTCAGATCTATACCATGCTAAAAGAATATCCAGGCCATATCATCGTTAAGATTGAAGGAATCGCTGCCAGTGCCGCTTCAGTAATCGCCATGGCGGCGGATGAGATTTACATGTCCCCGGTAGCCATGATGATGATCCATAATCCGGCCACGATTGTGTTCGGCGAGGTATCTGATCTTCAGAGCGGTATTGCCATGCTGTCCGAGGTTAAAGAAAGCATCATCAATGCCTATGAGAAGAAAACCGGTTTATCGAGGGCCAGAATCTCACACATGATGGATGCGGAAAGCTGGTTTAATGCCTGGAAAGCAGTGGAACTCGGTTTTGCCGACAAAGTCCTGTACACAACTGAAGAACACCAAAGCGAGCCGCCCAGCGCGGCTTATATTTTTGACAAAATGACGGTTACCAATGTACTGGTAAAGAAGCTGCCTCATAAGAAACCTGAACCTGTTACCCCGCTCAGTCACCTGGAAAAGCGGCTGAGCCTGTTAAAACATTAGAATGGGAGGAATAACCATGAGCAAAATTTTAGAACTGCGTGAGAAAAGAGCCAAAGCCTGGGATGCCGCTAAAACCTTTCTGGACAGCAAGCGCGGCTCGGACGGACTCCTTTGTGCCGAGGACGTTGCCGTCTATGAAAAAATGGAAACCGATGTTGTGAACCTGGGCAAAGAAATCGACCGGCTGGAGCGTCAGCAGGCCTTGGATGCGGAACTTAACAAACCTATTAACTCACCCATTACCGGCAGGCCCAGCCAGCCAAACGCTGAGGAAAAAACCGGCCGGGCCAGCGACGAGTACAAACGGGCCTTCTGGAACATCATGCGTAGCAAGTCAGCGGGCTACGAAGTCCTGAATGCGCTGCAGGTGGGTACTGATTCCGAGGGAGGCTATTTGGTCCCGGACGAATTCGAGCGTACCTTGGTTGAAGCTCTGGAGGAAGAGAACATCTTCCGCAGCATGGCAAAGATTATTCAAACCGCCAGCGGCGACCGTAAAATACCAGTGGTAGCATCCAAAGGTACTGCCTCCTGGGTTGATGAAGAAGGCGCTATCCCGGAATCAGACGACGCCTTCGGACAGGTGTCCATCGGGGCCTACAAGCTAGCGACCATGATCAAGGTATCCGAGGAACTGTTAAATGACAGCGTCTTTAATCTTGAATCATACATCGCACGGGAGTTCGGCAGAAGAATCGGTGCCAAGGAGGAAGAAGCCTTCTTCACCGGCGACGGCAGCGGCAAGCCGACCGGGATTTTCAATGCAACTGGCGGCGCTGAACTGGGTGTAACCGCTGCTTCAGCAACGGCTATTACCGTGGATGAGGTTATGGACTTATTCTACAGCCTGAAATCACCCTACCGTAAAAATGCTGTATTCGTGATGAACGATTCCACGGTCAAAGCCATCAGAAAATTAAAGGACGGCAATGGCCAGTATATCTGGCAGCCCTCCATTACTGCCGGACAGCCGGATACGATTTTGAACCGGCCGGTTAAAACCTCAGCTTATGTGCCGACCATTGCATCGACCAAGAAAACTATCGCTTTCGGCGATTTCGGATATTACTGGGTGGCCGATCGGCAAGGCCGGTCGTTCCAAAGACTGAACGAGCTATTTGCCGCCACCGGACAAGTGGGCTTTAAGGCCACTCAAAGGGTGGATGGCAAGCTCATCCTGGCTGAAGCCATCAAAGTACTGCAGATGAAAGCGTAGGTGAAGCCAAATGAGCAACGTTAAAAACTATACCGAGCAGGGCGGTGACAAAACCGTCATCGGGGGCGCACTTGAGATTGCATCTGGCGGCAAGCTCGCTTTTGCCGGTAAGGAGCTTAAACCGGCGGGATTTCAAGCGGATAGTGCCGCCTCTACCATTGCGGGGCTGGTGGCTGATTTCAATGCCCTTCTGGCTAAACTTAAAGTTGCCGGAATCATGGCGTCTGAGTAATGAAAGGTGGTGAGCGTATTGGTAATAACACTGGAGGAAGTAAAACTGTATCTCAAAATTGACGGTGATGAAGACAATACGCTCATCACCGATCTTATTTATGCGGCCGAGGAACTCTGTCAGGACATTCTACGCTTTCCGCTGACCGAATTTACCGATGTGCCGGAAACGGTCAAACAAGCCCTGCTCTTTGCCATTGGCAATCTCTATGAACTGCGGGAAGCGGTGGACATGAAAGCCTTAATTGAGTTTATGACCCGGCTCTTATTCGCCTACCGTCGGGAAGGGTGGTAATTATGAAGAAGCGCGACTTAATGGGTGAGATGCGGCAGCGTATTGCCTTGCAGACCAAGACTATCACTAAATCAGAAGGCATCCCTTTGGAAAGCTGGACTACAGTAGCCACAGTCTGGGCAGCGATAGCGGACATTTCCGGAAAGGAATACTTGCAGGCAGCCACCGTACAGTCAGAGGTCACCACCCGGATTAAAATCCGCTACCGAACCGGGACAACTCCCTCAATGCGGGTACTATATGGCTCACGTGTATTTCATATTCTGTCGGTAATTGATAAGGATGAGCGGCACCGCGTAATCGAACTGATGTGCAAGGAGGTGATCCCCGGTGGCGGGTAATATGACCATGGTTGGCATTGAAGAAATACTGGATAGGCTTAAAGAGCTGGGGCAAAGAGCTGCTCCGGCAGAGAACCAGGCCCTCTATGCCGGGGCGGAAATAGTCCGGGATAATGCCAGCCGGAGAGCGTCTCGCAGTTCCGATGCCAAGGAGCATCTGGCCGACAATATCGTGATTTGTGATCCAAAGCAGGATGAAAACGGCAAATACGTGGAGGTGGGGCCAAAGGCGCGGTTTAATAGGGAAACTTATTGAACCATACCCCAAACCGATACGGAAAAGCAAGAGATAGGCGTTGTCCCGCAAGGGATAGCGCCTATCTTCTTTGAATGTATCAAACTTTGTACAAGCTTAACATTGACCACATTGGTCGGTTGTGCTATTTTAAAATTGCCGACCAACATGGTCAATCAGCATAAGGACGTGGTAACGGTGCACGAAAATTTCATCGGCCTAAAGGAAGAAAAGCGGGACGTTATCATCAATGCAACCCTGAAGGAATTTGCCGCCAAAGGCTACGATCTGGCCTCCACCAATGAGATGGTAAAGGCGGCGGGCATCTCAAAGGGGGCGCTGTTTCACTACTTCGCCAGTAAAAAAGATTTGTTCCTGTTCCTCTGCGACTATGTATTCGAGGTGGTCAGCCGGGAATTCTACGAGCAAATCGGCCACTGCGGTGGCGACCTGCTTGCCCGTTACCGCCGGGCCGCCATGCTCAAGGGAGCGGTTTATCAGCGCTACCCCCCTATCTTCGAGTTTATCATGCGGCTGACCGCGGAAAAGTCATCCGAGATCGCCGCCGAGCTGAAAGAGCAGCTTGAGAAGATGATGAGCTATGGCTACGAGTGCCTACTGGGCAATCTGGACATTTCTTTGTTCCGGCAGGATGTGCCGGCCGACAAAATCCGGGACCTGATTGTCTGGGCGCTGGAGAACTACGGCCACCGTTCGGTGGAATTGATCGGAGATCAAAAACTGGAGGACATCGACGTGGAGGCCCTCAACGCCGACTTTGACCAGTACCTGGATGTACTGCGCAAATGCTTTTATAAACAGTAAGGAGGGAAATGATATGACTGCGATCAAAATTCATGGTTTAACCAAGCGGTTCGGTAAAACTGTCGCCCTGAATGGTGTTGATATTACCGTGCCGCAAGGCAGTATTTACGGTTTTATCGGCCCCAACGGCGCGGGAAAATCCACTACCATTCGTATTTTGCTTGGCTTGCTGAACAAGAACGACGGGCAGGTAGAGCTGCTGGGCAGCGACCCCTGGCGGGATGCGGTGGAACTGCACAAGCGCTTGGCCTATGTGCCCAGCGACGTACAACTCTGGGATAACATGACCGGCGGCGAGGTCATCGATTTCCTCGGGCGTCTGCGAGGAAGCTATTCCAAGGAGCGCCGGGCGCAGTTCATCGAGCGCTTTGATCTCGACCCTACCAAAAAATGCAAAATCTACTCCAGAGGCAACCGCCAGAAAGTGGCGCTGATCTCGGCTTTTGTGTCCGATGTGGAGCTACTTGTCCTTGATGAACCCACATCCGGTCTTGATCCGCTGATGGAGGACGTGTTCCAGCAGTGCGTCAAGGAGGTCCGGGACGCGGGAAAGACAGTGTTTCTCTCCAGCCATATTCTCTCGGAGGTGGAGGCAGTCTGCGATCAAATCGGTGTCATCCGTGCGGGGAAAATCATCGAAGAGGGCAGCATGGAGGAACTGAAGGCACTCATCCATCAACAGGAACCGCCCACGTTGGAAGCGCTGTTCTTGAACTATTACAAGAGGGATGCCGAAAGGGGGGCTTAACGTGAAGAGATATTTTCACGGCACACTTTCCCTCATGAGGCTGTACCTGCGCCAAAACCGCATTTTCACGCTTGTTTGGCTGCTGCTGCCGGGGGTGTGGGTGGCCATCAACACGGTGTCGTCGCTGGTGCTTTTCCCCACGCAAGAGGCGTTGGTGGAGATGGGCGTCAGCCTCATCGATCCGCTTACCGAGGCCATGCACGGGCCGCTGCTGGATATTTCAGTCGCCGGATTTGTCACTTGGCGCACCAAGGTGTTTTTGGTGCTGCTCGGCGGAATTTTCAGCATCGTCTATATGATTCGCCATACCCGGCTGGCAGAGGAACAGGGTAAGAGGGAACTGCTGGGTGCCAATGTCACTGGCAGCCTTGCAACCCTGGCAGCGGCCCTTGTGGATATGGTTTTAATTAACGCCCTTGCCGCGGTGCTGGCGTTCCTGGCAATGATTGCGCTTGGCCTTGGAACTGTTGGCTCACTGGCTCATTGTCTGGGCTTTTTCGCTGCCTCCTGTGTGTTGGGGATACTGGCGGGGACGGTCGCGCAGTTCTTTGTAAGCACCACGGCGGCGCGTGGGATGTCCTTTGGACTGTTGGGACTGTTGTTCGGTCTGCATATTTTGTGGAATGTGAGCGGTCTGCAAAATCCCCTCGCTTTCTTCAACCCGTTGGAATGGCCGCTGCTGATCCACCCCTTTGCCGGAGAACGGTTCCATCTGCTGCTGATTCCGCTGGCGCTGGGCGCGGCGCTTATGGCGCTGTCCCTGTGGCTGATGGCGCGGCGAGATGTGGGCGCGGGACTTGTGCCCCAACGAACGGGGCGGGCTTTTGCCAAGCCGGGCCTGCGGAATCTTTCCGCCCTTGCCTGGCGCACCCAAAAAGGGCTGTTTCTGGCCTGGTTTTGCTTCTACGCCGTCTTTTCCTTCGCGCTGGGCTATGCCAGCTATCTGATGGTGAGCGCGGTCAGCTCGGCGGAGTCGTTGGCCGGACTGATCGAGCGGCTGGGCGGCGTGGATCAGGCGTTTTTATCGCTGATGCTGTACGTTCTCGGAATGCTGATCTCCGTCTATGTGATGATGTCGGCGGGCATTCTGCGCCGGGAGGAAGAAACCAAAGGCGAGACACTATTGTCCATGCCGGTGCGACGGGAGCGGCTGGTACTCAGCCATATGGTCTACATCTTCGGCGGCTCGGCGGCCATTATGCTGATGTCCGGCCTTTGCGTGGGTCTGGGCGCGGTAATTGGCACGGAGGACAAGGGCGCGCTTGTCCGACTCTTCTTTGAAATGGCGGGTATGATCCCGGCGATCTGGGCCATTGGCGGTGTTGCGCTGCTGCTCTTCGGTGCGCTGCCAAAGTGGATGACCGGGATCAGCTACGGTCTGCTCACCCTGTTCGTCTTGATGGAGATTTTATGGGAACAACAGCAGATTCCCGAAGTACTCTACGCCCTTTCGCCTTTTTCTTGGATCACGCCGCTGAAAGCCGTCCAGCCGGCAGCCGCGCCGCTGGTGCTGTGCATTGCCATTGTGCTGCTGACAGGAACGGGGATTGCCCTGTTCCGCCGGAGAGACGCGGCGCTGTGATATCGGAAAATTTGATAATCCAAATTACCCTTGACAAAAAAGTTGAAGAACGTCGGAGGCAGACAGTTAGCTACTGCCTGCCTCCGAATAACCTATGGTTCAGTAAAAAAACAAAAGAAAGCTGCCTAACGGCTCCCTTTTTTTATGGCAAATTTCTGGAGTATGGCACCTCCAAGATGACCGCCCGCCCTTTCATGGGTCCGGCCCAAGCCGAAAGTAAGAAACAGGTGCTGGAAACCATCAGGCAGACTTTGAAAGCGGGGCTTGACCTATGATCAATGTCAAACCGGAAGTCCTAGCGGCTTTGGAGGAAAACACCGATCTGCTGGCTTTATTGGGAGGGCCTCATATCTACCAGCTGAAAGCGCCGGAGGGCTTAGATAAATACATTACATTGTTTGAGTTAACCAATTTCGATTCCGCCTGGGCAGACAACACTGCCTTTATGGCTGAGGTGCATCTGCAAGTGGATGTGTGGGTAAAAGCAGCCAGCACCTCCCCTATTACCGCCGAGGTGGACAAAACCATGAAATCTTTAGGCTTTAAAAGAACTGGCAGCGCCGATCTTTATGAAGACGATACCAAAATATTTCACAAAGCGCTCAGGTATGTGACTGAGCGGGAAGTTGAAGGAGGTTAAAAAATGGCAGGGGTACAAGTAGGCTTAAACAGCCTGTATTACGCGGTTCTAACTAGCGATACGCCTTTAGCAGCGACATATAACAGCCCGGTGGCCATAGCCGGGGTTATCAACGCCAAAATAAGTCCCAAAAGCAACACAGAAACCCTGTACTGCGACGACGGGCCTGATGAAACCGTTACCTCGCTGGGAGAAATCGATGTGGAGTTTGAGACTAAAGATATTGACCTCAACACCCAGGCGGTCCTTTTGGGACACAGTGTCACTGGCGGGGTGCTGATCAAAAAGTCAACCGATACCGCGCCTTATGTGGCTTTGGGGTTCAAGTCCAAAAAGAGCAACGGCAGCTACCGCTATGTATGGCTGTATAAAGGGAAATTCGCCCTGCAGGAGCAAGAGTACCAGACTGCGGAGGATAAGCCCAAATTTCAGACCCCCAAAATCAAGGGGACATTTATTAAACGCACCTTTGACAACGCCTGGCAGAAGATCGGCGATGAGGATCATCCCGATTGGACAGCTTCAACCGGCACAAATTGGTTTACGGCGGTAGACGGAGCGGCCCCCGGTCCATTGACGGTGACAATAAGTCCGGTAGATGGTTCCAGCGGAGTGGCGGCAGACGCTAACCTGACCTGGACCTTTGCCAACGCCATCCAGGCTACCGATGTAACCGCCGCTAATTTTATCTTATTAAAGGCTGATGATGGGTCCTTAGTTGCCGGAGTCCTTAGTACCGATTCGGAACACAAGGTGGTTACTTTCAATCCGGCCAGCAATTTGGCCCCGGGCGCGGATTACATCATGGTATGCACGCAGGGGGTCAGGGATATTTGCGGCCAAAACCTGGCTGTTGCCTCAATCGGCAGCTTCACCACTGCCGATTAAACCAATCGGGGCGGTTTTTGTACCGCTATCACACAGGGAGGGATATCGATGGAGAACCCCAAGATTACCCTTAAAGGAAAGACATACACCGCACCGCCGCCCAAGGTCAAACTCTGGCGCGAAGTGACCAAATTCAAAGATAAATTCGGCGATAAAGAGCAAGGCGATGAGGAAGCTCTAAGCGAGATGGAACGCCTGATCGCTGCTGCCTTTAATCACCCGGAAATTAGCGCTGAGGTTATTGAAGAAGAACTGGACCTGGATGAGTTTGTCCCCCTCTTTTACCAGATTGCCAGTTGGGTGGCCGAGGCCGTAAGCCGCAAGATGACAGAACTCCCAAAGTAAATCCCGCCGACGGACCTGACCTAAGCCAGCTGTCGGCTTATCAAATGGTGGTGTATTTCTATTTGAGCTTGGCCCAAAGCTACCACTGGCTCCCGGAACAGATTGACGCCATGACGCTCGATATGTTCTGGGATCTGCTCATTGTTGGCTCTGTAGTTAACGAAGCTGAAAACAATCCTAGCGGGTACATTGATGATATTTGGTAAGGGGATGAGAACAATTGGCAGAAACCATCGGTGAACTGCTGGTCAAAGTTGGTCTGGACAACACCGGCTTTAATCAGGGCATGAAAGAATTGGATCAATCGCTTAAGCTGGCCAGGGCGGAGTTTCAGGCGGCGGCCGCCAAGATGGGCGATATGGGTAGCGCCGCCGACCAACTTAAATTAAAAGTTGAATACTTAAACAAGCAGGCTGAGGTGCAAAGGCAGAAAGTTGCCGCCTTAAAAGATGCTTATGACAAAGCGGCGGGCAGCACTGAGCAGGATACGGTGGCGGTGGAAAAACTGCGGATCAAAATGCTGCAGGCCGAAAAGGTTCTGGCCAATATGGAACACTCCCTAAAAAATACGGTCAAGGAACTGGAACTGCAAGCTTCCGCCTGGACCAAGCTCTCTAAAAAGGCCGAAGAAGCCAGCCAGAAATTAAAAGCAGCGGGCAGCAGCATCACCAGTGCCGGTCAGGGAATGTCCCTGGCGGTTACCGCACCGCTTGCAGCCGCCGGAACCGCAGCGGTGAAACTAGCCTCAGATACCAATGAAGCTCTAAACAAGGTGGAAGTAGCCTTTCAGGATAACGCTGAAGGCGTTAAGAACTGGAGCGATACCACCCTGGAACGCTATGGCATCGCCAAGGGCACTGCCCTGGATATGGCTGCTACCTACGGGGACATGGCTACCAGCTTGGGGCTTAACACTGCGCAGGCAGAAGAAATGAGCAAAACCCTGGTGGGTTTGGCCGGAGATCTGTCCAGTTTTAAGAACATCAGCATCGACATAGCGGATACCGCCTTAAAGTCGGTATTTACCGGCGAGACCGAATCTTTGAAAGAATTAGGCATTGTTATGACCCAGGCCAACCTGCAGGAATACGCCTACAGCCAGGGGATTAAAAAGAAGATCCAGGATATGAATCAGGCGGAGCAGACCCAACTCAGGTACAACTATGTCCTGGCCATGACCAAGAACGCCCAGGGGGATTTCGAGAGAACCGGGGCGGGAACGGCTAACCAGATGCGGGTTTTCTCCGAAAGCATAAAAGAGCTAGGGGCTACCATGGGACAGCATATCCTGCCGGTTATAACCCCATTAATCCAGAGATTAAATGAACTGGTTCAAAGATTCGGCGCTTTAAGTCCCAGCGCCCAAAAAACCATTCTAGTCGTGGCGGGGGTGGCTGCCGCCATAGGCCCGGTTGTCCTCATTATCGGCCAGCTGGTCACCGCCGCCGGGGCCATCTCCGGGGTAGTTGGTACAGCTGCAGCCGCTATCGCCAGCGCCGGTGGGGTTACCGCAGCTTTGGGGGCGGCTTTTTCCGCCTTAACCGGTCCTATTGGTATCGCCGCAGCCGTTATTGCCGGGCTAATCTTAGCTATCAAAGAGCTTTGGCAGAACAATGAAGGATTTCGTAATACGGTCAAGGAAATCTGGGCGGATATTGGGAACATTATCGCCAAAGCCGGAACCGCCATTAAAGTGTTCTGGGACAATTGGGGTAAAGATATCACTGCGGTATTCACCAATATCTGGAACATTATCAAGGCGGTATTTCAGACTGCGGCGGAAGTGATTGTAAACGCCTTCGGCTTTTTCCTGGATGTCTTGCAGGGAGACTGGCAAGGGGCCTGGGAGCATATCAAAAACATTTTCATCACCCTGTGGAATGGGATTAAGACAGTGGTGGTCAATGCTTTCGAGGGTCTAAGAACCCTGCACAACACGCTGCTGGAAATAGGTACTCATATTATTCAGGGTTTGATCGACGGGATTAAAGGCCGGATTGAGAAAGTCAGGGAAATCGCCGGGGAAATTGCCGAGACGGTAAAAAACAAAATCAAAGAAGCCCTATCCATCCGCTCCCCCTCCCAGGTGATGCGCGAATATGGCCTTAATATCAGCGAAGGCTTGAGCACCGGCATGCAAGAAGGAATGTCCTTTATAGAAGGCTCGGTATCCGACATTATTGCCACCTTGGTCGATATGAAGAACAGTCTGGTAGATATAGAGACTGAAACCAATGCCAAGCTGCTGGAAGCGAAAAAAGAGTACGCCGACCAGTGCCGGGAAGTCAAAAGCAAACTGGCCCAGGATGAAATCGCCTTACAGCAGGAACTGTCCGATAAATTAGCCGCTATTACGGCAGCAGGTTTAGAGAAAGAAACCCAGGCCATCGAAGCTTTTGAGCAGAGCTATGCAGCCAAGGTGGAGTCCATCAAAAACCAGATCGGGCTTTTTGATGAAGTGAAGCCACAAAAAGTATCAGGCAAGTCCTTGCTTGGTAATCTGGAGGACCAGGTTAGTCAGTTCGACAGCTGGCAGGCCAACTTAAAGTCACTGGCCGCCAAGGGAGTCGACGAAGGACTGATTGACGAGCTTCGGCAGATGGGGGTCAAGGCGGCTCCTCAGGTCGCGGCGTTAAATACCTTGACAACTGATGAGCTTAATCAATATGTAAGCCTTTGGAAAACCAAAAACGCTCAGGCCCGGGCGGAAGCCAATATCGAGATGCGTCAGGCCCGGGTTGAGCTAAGCCAGCGCTTAAGTGAGATCAGGCTGGAAACCCAGAACCAACTTACCCAGCAGACTATCGAAATGCAGAACAAACTCATGGAAATGAAAGCCAAGGCCGATGAGGAGCTGGTCAGATACAAAAAGGCCTGGGAGGAAAAGAACGGCGAAATTAAAAAGAACGCCGCCGAAACCATCGCCACCATCGAAAAGAAGTATGAGGAAATAGTCAAAAAATCGGCCGGGTACGGCATCCAGGCCATGAGTGAGTTAATCCGGGGCATAAGGTCCAGGATGAGTGCCTTGCAAAGTGTCATGGATGAAGTGCGAAGCATAATGGGTTCCGGTATGGACCCCAATCAGCGCAACTCTCCCTCTTTAGTAGACAAGATAAAAATCGGGGTGGTTGATATAACGGCTGCCTACAGCAGCTTAAAAAACAATTTAAGTGGCCTTGACTTTAAGAGTGCTTTAGCAGGAGTTGCCCCTTTAGCCTTGGGTACGGTTGCCGCTAATTCAACAAGTAACAGCTCGACCACCATCAACAAAATCAATATAACGTTCAATGGCGGCACCGCCGATGTGGGCGAGCAGATTTACCGGGCGCTCTTGGCCAAGGGGGTGCGTTTCAGTGGCTAAAAGTCTTAAGATTTCCGGGATGGAGCGCTGGCCCGACTATCGCCGGGGGAGCCTTACTATCAGCCAAATCCTTACCAGTCAGGTAGACAACTGCTCATTTGCGGTTAAGGGAGCAAAACCTCTTGAGGGCAGTGAAGTCATCATCGAGGATAGCAACCTTACGGAACCCCGGCTCTTTGCCGGGACCATCGACCGGGTGGAACTGGTGAACTATAAGGCTCCGCTGGTGTGGAAGGTGGACTGCCAGGACTATACCCTGCAGATGGATAAAAAGCTGGTGGTGGAAACTTATCTGGGCTTAAATGCCGACACCATTGTACACGACATCCTGCTTAAATATTGTCCCGGTTTTTCGGCGGCGGGGATAGCCAGCGGCGCACCAGTAATCGAGTCTACCGGCACCGAATTCAACTACAAAATGCCGTCGGAATGTATGAAGTGGCTGTGCGACTATATCGGCTGGCAATGGTATGTGGACTACTACAAGGTGGTCCACTTTTTTGATCCTGCCCAAATGGGAACTTCTGCCCCCATGACATTGCAGGCCGGGGGTCGGTTTAGCAATTTCAAGGTAAGTATCGACCACCAAGGACTGCGCAACCGCGTATATGTTTTGGGCGGCAGCATGCTGTCCGACCCACAGACTATCGAGTGGAAAGCAGACGGTGCGGCTCGTATCTGGGTGCTCCCCTGGTCTCCTAATGAATGTAGCTTGCAGGTGGGCGGTACTGTGCAAAACGTCGGGGTTGAGGGTGTGGATGAAGAAGATGCCAAGGATTATCTGGTAAATCTCGGCGACGGCTACCTGCGCTGTTCTGCTGATACTGATACACCCGAGAGTGGCGTGACCATTTCGCTTACCGCCCGGCAAAGCATTGATGTTATTACCATGGTAGATGATTTGGCCAGCCAGGCTTCCATTGCCGTCCTGGAAGGCGGCGACGGGGTGTATGAGCACTACATCAAAGACGATACCCTGATCACCATTGAAGCGGCTGAAGCGGCCGGAAACGCCGATCTGCGCGAATGGGCCAACCCCAAGACCAGCGGTAGTTTCATCACCACAGTGCCGGGATGGGAACCGGGACAATTAGTCGCCATTGAGCTTCCCGAACGGGGTGTAAACGCAGTATTTCTGGTGCAGAAGGTGGGAATCTCCTTAAGTGAAGCCGGAATTTGGGTATATACAATCGAATACGGCGGACGTCTCTTAGGGATAGCCGATTTTCTTAAAGCCCTGGTCTCGGCTCAGCAGAAGAAAAAAATGAACGATACCAAACTGATCCATAAGTTTGTCTATGGAACTGAAGCCATCGCGATAAAAGACGCGCTGATTAAAACGGCCCAAAACCGTCCCTGGTTGGTCGAGGGCTGTGCAAGCGGCGCGGTGATGATAGGAGGTTGATTTTATGGCTGGCGGATATATTCAAGTCCCGCCCGACAGCACCGGAAAAAAGTTAAACGCGCGCTACCGGGCGATTGAAGGCGCAGCGGGCTATGAGCAGTATGTGGCCCTGCAAGGGCTTCCTACCTTTTATTGTTTAGCGCCCAGCGTTTCTCTGGCGCAAAACAAGCACTT